TGAGTCATAATACCCTAGCCAACTACTATACAGTATTGTTTGCTATGGCTCAGCATCATAATTATTCGTTAAGTGAATTAGAAGACATGATGCCTTATGAACGTGACCTATATGTTGATATGCTATTGAATTTCCTTGAGAAACAAAAACAAGAAGCGGAAAAGAATAGGTAACGATGCCAGGACCACTACTAGGACTATTGGGACGAATGGGAGCAGGCGGCGCCGGACGCGCCGCCTCTGTTGCAGCTCGTCGATCTGGTAGTAAGGTTGGTAAAGACGCGGGCCGCCGTGCTGCTGCTGAGGCAAGACTGAAGCGCATGAAGCGCAGCAAGATGAAGCGCGAGTTTAAACGTGGAGCCAAGGAATTCGGCAAGGATGTCCTAGAAGGGGCAATGCAATCTCAAGGTCTCAACGTCGACAAGATAAGAAACAATAAAAGATCCGGAACAGGAAGACTACTGGGTTATCTCGGTGGAGAAGGGTTCGATTTTAATGATCCACCAATGGACTCGCCTCAGAAGGTAAGTCCTGTATCTAATCCCACAATCAGTTCTCTTGAAAAACAACTGAAAGATATTGCAAAGGTTGCGAGCGACCTCGGGGTCGTCACGAAAAAGCAACAAGACGAGCTTTTAAAAGACGCGAGGAAGATTGAGGCCGCAAGTTTAGAGAGCGCGCTCGAACAACCAACCGCCACGTCAATTGCAAGCCCTGGAGTTGGAGATGCAATCGGACCAGCTGATAGTGTCATAGAAAAGCTGATAGCAGCCATTGCTAGTCTTCAAGAAGAAATTGATGACAAGGTTCGTGAGGCTCAGCAGGACTCGTTCGGCAACTCCTTCGTAGAGGGGTTCCTTGATAGTATGGGCTTGGGCGGCGTAAAGAAGGCCCGAGCTGCTAAGAGAGCGACACCTCAACTTCGTAAAGGTTTCAAACAAACCAGTGGTGGCGCTTTCCTTGACACCAAAACAGGCAAGTATGTTAAGCCCGAACAAGCTCTAAAGAATTTCAAGACTGTTGATCCATCTCACCTAAGCAAAGCTGCAAAGGCGAGACAAGCCACAGCTGTGCTCGGAAAGAGCTCAGGAAAACTCACGAGCGTGTTAGGGGGTGCAGCTGCTAAGACCAAAGCTGGGTTTGGCATGGCGGCTACCGCTGTGCTTGGAAAGAGCTCCGGGAAGGTCGCCAGCGCGCTGGGTAGTGCGGTTGCTAAGTCTAAAGCTGGGGCTGGCAGCGCTACCAAGCTCAGTAAGGACGCAATCGCAAAGGTAGCCAAGCCTCTTGTAACGAGGTCGCTCGTGAAGACTGGTATTAAGTCTATTCCTATTGTTGGTGCTGTAGCAGGTGGCCTATTTGCTCTAGGACGCCTTATCAAGGGTGATGCGGTTGGTGCTGGACTCGACGCAACATCTGGACTTGCAGGACCTCTGACAGCTATTCCAGCGCTTGTACTGTCGCTTGCCAGGGACGTATACATGAGTGCGTTCGGGGTAGCTCCTGAAACGGATCCACTTGTTGGCGAACGTATGACGATGGTCAAGGATGTCGTTACAGAACTTGCAGAAGCAGAGCTAGGTAAGAAGGTCACAAAACCCGGTGGTGGAAAACCAGCGACTGCTCAACAGAAAACAGCGGCGGTTCCTGGTGCTCCTGGTGCTCCTGGTGCTTCGGCGGCCGCCGCTCCAGCTGCAACTCAAGTGTCTGCTCCTCCTGCTGCCTCAACTGCACCAACAGCTTCGGGAGGCGGTGGTGGCGGAGGATCGTCAGCTGCATCGAGCGGTGGCGGAGGTGGTGCGACGCCAACCCCATCGGGTGGCGGTGGGGGGAGTGCTACGGCTACCCCAGAAGCTTCAGGCGGAACGCCACAACAAGTCGCAGCTGAACAGACAAGCAAGAAACTAGAAGGCGAAGAGGCCGCACCGCCAGCTGCATCTGGATCTGCACCCGAGGTTAAATCCCTCAGTGGAGAAAAGATTCTCCAGGCATCTACGGAGCAGCCTCCATCACCCTCATCAATGGGCATGACTGGATCCTCTCCTCCAAAGCCTTCTACTCTTCCGACTACCAAGGGCAGAGCAAAGGGTATGGGGGATGTGCCCGAGCCTTCATATCTAAACATGGGTTCTATTGCTAAACAACTTTACTTCGGTTCTGTTGCTGGGGTGATGGCATCGTGATAGATGACAATCTAAAGAAGTCCGTTCAGACTAAGTTCTTCCTTGGTCAAGGCAGGGACGAGGAAGGGCAGCTGCTAACCAAGCAATCTGTGACATCGCTGTCTGTTGGTCTAACAGCTATTCAAAACGCCTTTAATCAGGTTAAAGCCTATACCGGTAATATCGGCAAGATTCAAAAAGCGGTTGTTGCAGCTAGAGTTGAAGGTAAGAAAGAAGCCTCGCTCGAACAATCAAACGTCGCTCCTATCCAGGCGCCTCAAGGCGAGATAACAAGCCTCTTCCCACAACTGACAAAGAGCCTCGAAGAACTTCAAAAGAGTCTCGAAAAGCTAGAGCTCGGTCAGACAGATACTGGTCCCACCCAAGCCCAGAAGGGTGGCGGTTCAGGGGGTATGGGTCTCCTCGGCACCCTTGCAATGGGCGCAGGGGTAGCTGGCATTGGTTATATGGCATTATCTGGAGACGAAGCTCAAGCAGCAACACCTCCTCCTGAGCCTACCCCACTACCCCCCGAGCCTACCGAGCCTACCCCACTACCTCCTGAGACGCCAAAGGCATCTGAGGTAGCCAAGGAAGCAGAACAGAAGGCAAGTCAGCAAAAGGCTGATAATCAGCAGTCTGATAGTCGTCGTGTTCAGAAGCAAGTATCTCAAGATCAGCGAACTGAAAAGCTCACGAAGTCCGTTGAACAGACAGCCGGCAAGCCTGTGGGCGTAACGAAAGCTGCAGCTCCCCAGGCTGCTAACGATTGGTCATCGAAGCTATCGGACTTTATTGGTAAGTCTGTAAAGACATCCCAAGCAAGGTCCGCTGTAGCCGCTGGCGGCGGTGGCATGATGGCTTCTGGCGATGAGTCGGGTGGTGGCAGCGATCTTACAAATGGCCCATATGATTTAAAACTCGCAAAACTTCTACAAAATTATGAGGGCGCCAAGACCCAGGCGTACAAAGACTCTCGTGGCATTCCGACCATTGGTATCGGTGCTACCTATTATCCTCCTGGATTCAGACTCCAGGGTAAAGTCCAGATGGGTCAGTCGATCACCGAGGAAGAAGCGCAGCAGATCAAAGCAGCGCACGTCGAAGAGCACAGAGGCAGACTTCTTAGAGAAGTATCGTCTGGTGAATATAGTGCTATGCCAGAAGGTGTTAAGGCGGCTCTCGAATCTAAGGTCTTCAACTATGGTAGCCTTGGAGGCACACTCACGCAGCTTACCAAGCAGGCTGTCAAGACAAAGAACTACAAGCCTGTATCAAACTTTTTCAGAACAACTCTTGCGAGCCACAATGGTGGATTGAATAGCTGGAGAAGAAACGACGAAGCTGCTCTGATCGACACAGGTCGAAGCCCTAGAGCGAAGATCACGTTCGGTGGTGGAGGTGGTGGAGGTGCTGAAGGTGGCTACTCGACCAAAGCTGCTGGTCCTGTCCAACGTAGCGGTGAAGCTGTACAGGGTATGGGCTTCGAGACAGCCGCCGCGGCTACAAAACAAGCTGGCGTCAGAGGAACCAATGGCAACCTCGATAGTAGCCAGCTCGAAAGTATTGGTATAGGTAGCTTTGTTGCTCAACCATCAGCTGCAAAAGCATTCAAAGCTATGAGAGCAGCTGCAGCAAAAGAGGGTATTAACCTTAACGTAGTCAGCGCCTATCGTAGCTACCAACGTCAAGTAGAGCTGAAAAAACAAAAGGGCAAGATGGCTGCAACACCAGGCCGTTCGAACCATGGATGGGGACTTGCGTTTGATATTCCTGGTCTGCAGAAAGGCAACAAACCGTACAAGTGGTTGAAGGCAAACGCCGAGCGTTTTGGCATTTACGGTCCTCTTGCGAAGCCGTATGAAATCTGGCATTGGGAATATAGAGGTGGTGGATCACTGAGACCAGCAACGGTTCCCGTCACATCTCCTGCGCAGCAACAACAAGCTGTAGCTCCTCAGTTGAGGTCGCCTGCAGGCGCTACTATTAATGATGCAGCCGTAACGAATCCTGGCACAGAGTGCAAGTGTGACGAGCCAACTGTCGTAGCTATTCCAGTTGGCGGTGGAGCTCCAAGCCCTATTGATTATCTAAAGGGAACCAAGCCAGCTCAAGCTTCAAGGAAGTATAACGTTAATACAGCTGACGATTATAAGATCTACTTCAACGCAGCATAAAAAAGGGGGACCGAAGCCCCCCTTTTTCTTAGTCTTCGTCTGCTAGAGACTTGAAGAAGTCTAGCCCGATGTCATCATCTTCATCATCGACTGCCTGAGGCATAGGCTTCGGCTCTGCTGCCTTGAAAGGCGGAGGAGCAGCGAACCCATGATCGAGCTCTGGCTTGTACGACGTCGATTCACCAACACCAATAACCTTATTGAAACGAGCCTTAAGCTCATCATAGGTCTTGAAGTTCTTTGGATCAATGATCTCGGCAAGCGAGTACTGAGACTGCCAGATGCGCTCGAGAGCTTCATCATCGTCGAGCAACGGAGCAGGATCTGAGAACTCAGACTTGTCGTAGTTGCGATAGCCTTCGACCTTGCGGATCTTGAGCTTGAAGTCAGCTCCAGTCCAGAGGTCGAATGGATTGACAGGCTTCTCATCCTCGAACTGAGGATTCATCATGTCGTTGATCTTGTCGAAGATCTTCTTGCCATACTTGAACAAGAATACCTTGCCTTCGTTCTCTGGGTTAGCAGGATCCTTGACAACGTAGATGTTCGAATAGAAAGAGAGCTGACGCTTCTGCTTACGAACAGTTTCCTTGTCCGAATCGATACCAGAATTCCAGAGCTTGGTATTCATCTCACCTACAGGATCGGGCTTGCCGATTGTCGATAGAGAGTTTTCGATATACCAGCCACCTGGTCCTTGGAAGCCATGCGACCACATACGAACAAAAGGCAT